GTTTGTTCTCTTGCTGCTAACTTTTCTGGATCAGTGCAATACTCATTTAATTCTAATTTCTTGCAATACATATCCATGAGGTGCTCCATGCGCATGTCATGCAAAGACTTAATGCCAAGCAGCGCTGTTGCTACTTCATCTTCAGTCATTGGCTTGGGCGCGTCGCCATGGTGCTTGTATAGCAAATCAATATCTTCACTGGTCTGCCACGCTACCATAATGGCGCTTTCTAAATCTACGCTGTCGTTCATTTTTTAGCTTTCTTAATATCAGTTGCAAAGTCCACACTGTACCAGTTGCCAACAATCATCAGCGCTGGGAGCAGTTCCTTCCAAGTTGCCACATCATCTTCGTGCCAACCTGCATTGTTTTTTATCATTTTTGAAACGCTAACATAACTCTGCGCTAGGTTGGCGCGTGTAATATCGTCCGAAAAATCATCATCAATTTCTAATTTCATTTGCCACACTCCTGTTCAATCCGCGCTTTCATAGTTGGTGCACGTTTTTCAATCTCCCTACGGATATACCACTCAGCCTTGCGCAAATCTTCCAAGGCATCATCTTTTAAGTCTGCACGCCAAATATACTTGATCGCGTTGCCAAGGTTAAACCCCATGTGCTCAGTAATCTGAATGCAGTCAATGCCGGATGGGTGACTGGTGTAGTGCTTAGGTTTGTTGACTGGATCGTTCATTTCTCATCTTCCTAAGCTCGTTTTCCATAGTCTGTAACTCTTCCATGCTGTCACAAACCCAGATTCCCAATAAATCTTTATAGCGGCTAGTGTCGATATCTTCCACACCAGTAAGCGTCTCCATAACATAATATCCCTTAATCTTGTGCTCAACAATAAAGTGACTCATAGCTTTAGCTCTTTCTTAATAAACTCGACGCCCTTATTAAAATGATAGCGCCAATACTTTTCCGTAACGTTTGCTTCTATGTGCGTCAGGCCACTTAAAAATGCTTCTAAAATAAAACGTTCTTTTACTGGCATCTTGGCCCTTATAAGGCGCTTGATGTCTTCAATATCTTCAACGCTCCAAGGTAAAAACGCCTCAAACAATTCAGTAGAAATACCATCATTGTCATCTTGCTCGATAGGGTCGAGCTCCTCGTCAGAAAGTCGTGGAGTCGCGGCGCATACTCGGTGTTTGGTTTTTGTTCTCATAGCTATACTAATACGCATTTTAGGTCGTCTAACAGGGCATCTTGCAAATTTATTTTGCCGTCTAACACCTTGACAACCTGCTGGTCGATGCTATTAGACAAAGTTAGATGATGTATAATAACCGGTTTTTCTTGCCCTTGGCGGTAGATCCTAGCATTCGCTTGGATGTAGTTCTCTGAGCTCCATGGTAGATCGAACCAGACCGTCTGTGCTGTGTCTCCAACGTTGCACTGTAGATTAAGCCCGATTCCGCCGCTCTGCGGGTGGGCAAGCAGCATACGAATCTCGCCACGACGCCACGCCGCAATGTTGTCATCGTCCAGCACCACCGCCTCTGGGAATTGAAGACGTAGCCTGTTGAGGGAGTGCTTGAAGTGGTAGAAGACCAGCGTGGGACTGGAAGATTCTTCCATGATCGACTCAAGACGTTCCAGTTTAGCGCGGTGTACTTCTTGCGTTTCTCCTTCCTCATTATAGACTGCTCCCGATGTGAACTGGAGCAGCTTGTTCGCCAATGCTGCTGCTGTTGGAGCTGTGATCCTTTCTTTACCGATTTCAGCGACCATGTCTTTTCTAAGTTCGTCATACTTTGCCTTTATTCCTTTCTCTACTTCAATCTTGTGGTACAGCTTAGTGCACTCGGGTAGCTCGAGATAATCTTCGGCCTTGAGTGAGTAGCAGATGTCTGATATCTTTTCTTGGATCTGCATGTCCGCACCCAGCTTTAACTTCCAGCTGTACACAACGTGTGTGTGCCGGTTGATTTGGTCTGGTAGCATGTACTTATCCCTAAACCTTGTCAGGCTCGTCTCCAAGCGTTCCCCTAAATCCAAGATACCAACCTGTGACCACAGATCCGCTATGCTCTGAGGTGTTGGCGTACCAGTAAGGATAATACGTCGATCGAAGTTTTTGAGGTGCTTCTTCAGCGCCTTGAACCGCTTGGTCGACGGGTCCTTGAACCGGCTGCTCTCGTCGATGATCAGGTTCTTGAACTTGCTGGCCTCTGGTTGTTCTAGCAGCCAGCTCAAGTTCTCTAAATTGACAATGTGCGCGTCGCAGGAGCTTTTCAGTGCTGTTAGTCGTTGGGTCGGTGTGCCAAGAATCTTTGCCACTGTCAGATGTTTTAGGTGATCCCATTTTGTTACTTCCTCCGCCCACACAGTCTCGGCAACTCGTTTAGGAGCCACGATAAGTGTTGGTCCATTAAACTGATCCGCCAGTATCGTCAATGATGTCGTCGTCTTCCCTAAGCCAGGTGGAAGAAAAAGTCCCAAGTTCGGGATGGATTTCGCCAGATTGATTAGGTGTTTTTGGTACGCATGCAGGTCTGATCGCTTCACAAATAAAATCCTCTACGTCATCAATACTTCTTAACACGTGAACAGGAAAGCCCTGCTCACCTAATTGATCAAACACTATCTCTTGTCGTTTACTTAATCGTCCCGTCGACGTCTTCAGCTCCACGAAGTATATCTTCGATTTCAGCAGGACTATGCGATCCGGAACGCCCGATATAGTCGAGATGAACTTTAGGCTCATTCCGCCCTGTTCCTTTACCATTTTGTTTAATCTTGTTTCTATTTGCTTTTCGAGCATACTTATCCTTTTCGTGCATGCAGATTTTAAAGATTTGTCCTGCTAAGTGTCCGCTGAGGTACGCGCGCGTCTCGCCAGTAAAACCATCATCTTCGCCAATGTGTTCGGCTAAGTGGTCTACTGCATGGTTTACTTCGTGCGCTATGGTGTCTACCAGATCGCTAAGGTCGTCTTGAACCAGCGACATGTCAAACACTAGAATAATAATTGCATCTTTACCATCACCAATTAAGTGCGTTTCGGCAATACCCCAGTCAAGCGCATTTGACTTGAGCTTGATGTCGTGGTCCTTAAGGATCTGCTGAAATACTTTGTCATCGAAGCACAACTTAATCACATCAGGATAAAAACCAACATCTAATTTGTAGTAGTTGTATTTTTTCTTTTTAATCATTCTAAGAATACTGGGGTAGCGTCACCCACCCAAGCGCCTTTCATGTTGAACTCCATGTACTCAACGGCCTCGTCGTACTCCATGCCGTCGTGCTTCATTAGTAGATCAATAACTTTCTCTTGGCTGTAACAGATTGCCTCTAAGCCAATACGGGTAGCAACACCGACGATGGCCTCATCAAAATAGCTTGGGGACATCACTAGCAAGTTAGGGTACATCTCGGATAACTCTTCTCTTTTCATTAGTGTCTCGTCTGTTCGGGTGGATCTTGTTCTAGTATTTCGCCTGTAGTTACTAGCTGACGAATACCATCAACTAGGGCGTCATACTCTTCTTGAGTTAGATTAAGCTCGTCTGCCCATCCGTCTTCAAACTCTACCGTCTTCTTTGTCATATTATTTCCCAAATGGAATGGTTGCAAGAATGGCTGCGTGGTCGTTGTCTGCCTCAATGTTAAATTCAATAGACTCTGGCTTTGGTTGATTAAAGATTGCATCCCAGTTCTTTTCAAACTGCTCTAAGTCTTTGGGTGGAATTTGTTTGTCACCCTTACCGCCGTCGTGTGTCGTCATACCTTTGCCTTTTTAATTTTAAGTGCCTCACGTAGTTCGTGGCTGTGCAGCTTCTTGCCGGGGCTCTTTACTTCACCGGCAGCCTTGGCTACCTTAGCTGCTTTCTCTCTGCCAACAAACTCTTTGTTTGATAGCAAGAAGCCGCGTTTGTCTTTCTTCACGTTGGCTTTCTTTTCAATCTCTTCGTGTGAGTATGCTGGCGTGTCTTTAATGACCTTACCTGACTTTTCTTTTACTGCGGGTTCTACTACTTTAAGTTTAGTTGCCATTATTTATTCCATAAAAGTATTAACACAAGACCAATGATTGCTACATAACCGACTATTGTCATTATGGGTTCCTATGGTATGCGTCGTTAGGGTTAGCCAGCATACTGGCAATTAACTTGTAGATGGTTGGAAACCACTGTATCACCTTCAAGCCGTCGTGTTGATAAATAGTAAAGCTCATTTGTTCATCGCTTGTATTATGCCAGTTACAATTGCAAATATTATTTCACCAGTGATGACACCCCAAAATATATTGAAATACATTGATGGTGCATTAAAGTGGTCTAATAAAAAATAAGTTAAAAAGTAAATCATGCTATTCTCCTATTCCGTGGGCGCGTTCGATGGCACGGGCGAACCCAACAGCATCAAACACATATATGTCCAAATCACCTGTGGATGGGCTTTCATCCCAGTCTTCAAACTGCTTGGCCAATTCTTTAATATCTTCCTCGCTCAATGGATTAAATTTTACATGTGACAATCCACTTAACGGGGTGCGGTTGACGAGTTCTCGTTCGGCATCTTGCCGGTCTTGTGTGGTGAAGGTGGTCATTTCTCTTGTGCCTTTCTTAGTATTGCTCTAGCAAACCGCATAATAAAGGTGTTATAGCCAACATTTTTTAGATGACACATAGCCTGAATAGTGCGTATTTCTGCATCTGTTAGTGTTTTGGCAGGGTGCTTGTATAAAGGAAACAATCCCTCTTTTAGTGATTTGTCCAGTTTTTTATATGCCTCATTGGTAAACTGAGTTCCCAGATTGTCCATCCAAATATGTGGCTTATTGGTCATTTCTCACTCGCTTTTCTTAGTATTGCTCTAGCAAATTCAATGTTTTGTTCGCCTGTGTCAGTTTCCATGCCACTCCAAATTTCAATTATTTCCTCATCTGTTAGGTCTGCTGGATGGGTGTAAAGTGGTTCTGCGCCTTTTACTGGTGCTTGGTAAATATTCCAATGCCCATCTGTATCTTTGCTTCTCCACGCTACTGGTTCATTGTTCATTCACAGTTCTTTCTTAATCGTTTAGTTTTATCTTCGTTATCACTAAAGTATTTACAATCCTTACCTTCTCTAGGACTATCAACAAAGTAAGACTGATACTCTGGTGTAGCTCTAGCAGTAAAGCGATAACACCTTTCACGCTTCTTGCAAGTCTCATCACGACACATTGTTATATCAGCCATTATCTTGTGCCTTTCTTAGTATTGCTTTAGCAAAATCAATTAACTCAGTATCTTCCACGATGTAATCTGCTTCAAAACCAAACTTAGTAAATTTATCGTGAACTATTTTTAAAATATCCCTATCGCTAATTGTTAGTGTCTTTAGTTCTTTACCCACTTCAACACCACCAGCGTGTGCTAGTGCTTCGTACTTGCTTCGGTCTTCTACCATAAGCTCGTTGTGTTCCTGTTCGACAATTAAACAGGTTTTTAACTCC